TGTTATTGAAAACGGACTATATAATAGATTACCAACTAATGGGCAACAGCAGTAATATGCAGAAAGCCCTGAGTGATGTGGGGGGGTGGTTTGCTGAAGGATTCCCGACGATTACCCGCTATGCCAAGGCGGTTGGCGATTTCTTTGGGGGCTTTAAGCAGGGGCACAACCAAAGCTGGGCTGATTCCGGTAAAGGCATCGGCAACTGGTTTGGCGACAAGATCGGCGCACTGGACAAGTGGGTAGGCCAATCTCGTCAGAGTGGCATACTTTCTGCGACGCTTTGGGCCAGTGTTGCCAATCAAGCAAAGGCTGGCTTATCGGGTATGGGGTCCACTATTATGTCCGGTCTGGGACCAATTATGGAGATCGCCTCACGCATTAAATTCGTGATGCAGAACCTCAGCCCTCTTCGTGCTATTGGCATGATTGGGGACGGCATCCCCGATATGCGAGCCTTGAGGGGGTTGGGGGGTAACCTAATGGGGAATCTCAGCAATATGAAGAAAAGCGTCGTCAATGCCTTTGCGGGGATTGGACCCACCATCTCACAGGCGTTTTCTTCAGTCGGCACTTCGATTGCCAGTACCCTGGGGCGGGCCGGTTCAGTCATCATGTCCTGGGTTAGCTCCTCAAGAGCGCGGCTGGTAGCCGGGTTTACCTCTATCCGTGCAGCGGCAGCGGCAGCATTTTCCACGATCAGTACCGTGATCTCCTCGGCCTTGGCTCGGGCGAGTGCGGTGATGAGCACTTTCATCAGTACTGCAAGAGCGAAACTGGTCAGCGGGTTCCAGCAAATTGCGGCATCAGCAGGTACCGCTGCACAGGCTATCGCCTCACGACTGCAAGCTGCATTCAATTCAGCCTTAGCAGCAGCCGGTGCCTTCGTCTCTGGTGTCATCGCCAAGATGAACCAGATGTACGCTCAAGTTATGAGTGTGGCAGCTCGAATGTTTGCTGCCGGTAGAAGAATCGTGGAGAACATTGCCAGAGGTATCTCTTCGGGGATTGGCATGATTGGTCGAGTAGCTGCGGCAATCATGAGCCACATGCCTCGGTCCCCGGCGAAGGAAGGGCCTCTGCGTGACATTCAGAAGATCAACATTGTCGGGACGATTGCCGACACTATGCGAACCGCACCGATTGTGAAAGCCTCAGAAAGAGTGGCTGGCGCAGCAAAGACTTCCTTGTCCAGAGGAACTGGCGTTCTACACTCAAAGAGCAAGGCGGGGAATTCCAATAATCACTTCAGCCCGACCATCAACGTGCAGGGCGGTGGCTCAAGTGTGAAAGCTGAAGTAGAGCAAGCCCTTAAAGTAGCTTTCAAACAGTATGCTCGTAAGGAACGGCTGGGCTACGCAAGCTAATTCAAATTTAAGGAGTGGGCGCTCATGTGGGCACAGATAGGCGACATCAGGGTTGAGATCATCACGATTTTCAAGGATATGGAAGGGCAACATGGGCATGACTTTCCACAGCATGATGTGATTGAGGGCAAGCCTTTACTGCAATGGATGGGAGGTAAACTTTCTAGTTACCGCCTGAAGTTCCATTTACATTGTGGGATGACCCGTTCTCCTCGCGCTCAATTTGAAATCCTGAAAAAGTTGATGGATGACCATAAGGCAGTGCCATTTCTCAAAGGCAATGGCACTTACCTAGGTCAATTTGTTGTGACTGAGCTGACTGACAATTATCTTTTTGAGTCGGACAAGGGGAGCCCCATCGAGATGGAAGGGGAGATGACCCTTTTGGAGTATGCGTTTGAGAGTGCTCAAGAAGAGTTAAACGCAAAAGCGGCGGCGATGCGTTCAGCTACCCTAAAGCCAAATCTGCCCAACGTAATTCCTACAGTCGTCACGCTGCCAACAGATACACCGTCGATACTTGCCCAGGCCATTAACGGGATTAACCAGTCAGTTCAAGGCTTGGGTTCCGTCTTAGGCGATTTAACCGGAATTTCAAGCTCTGGCCTACCGACCACTTTGTCTATGCAGGAATTGTTAGGGTCAACTATTGCCCCCCTCAACAGGGTCATGCAAGTGTTCGGGGAGGCAACTGGAGAGCTTGCAAATGTCTCTGGAGCGGTAAGTACTGTAACCCTAGGAACAGTAGACATGAGTGGCGCACTAGACAGTGTTAATACTGTTACCAATTCCATTGGGGATCAGGTGATGTCCGCCAATAAGATATTCGCAGCATTGGGAAGTGTGACGGATAACCTCAGCAGCATAACGAGGCAGTAGATGGCACCTTACTACCATGTCTATGTAACCCATGATGAGGATCGGTGGGATTTGATTGCATATCGGTACTATGGAGATGCCTTGAGGATGGAGCCATTGATTGCTGCCAATCCCAACATTCCAATACATCGTGTGCTTCCTAGCGGCCTACAAATCCTAGTGCCGATTCTGGCTGAACAGTCATCTACAGGAGTGTTGCCCCCATGGCGACAGTAGTTCCCCATCCCGTTGTACGACTGTCTTTTGATGGGCAGGATGCCACAGGCTTATTGATGCCCCTGTTGCTAGAGTGCACTTACACGGACCATGTGCATGGTGAATCAGATGAATTGAACCTACAGTTTGAGGACCGGGGGGGTAAGTTTAGAAGCTCCTTCTTCTCAAAGCTGACAAATACAGTTCATGTACGACTCGGGTATGAAGAAGAGCCACTCTTGGATTGTGGGGACTTTCAGATTGAGGAAGTGGAGTTTAGGGGTCCTCCCGATGTAGTGGATATTCGCATGGTCGGGACCCACATCAACAAAAAGCTACGCACAAAAAAACACAAGGCCCATGAAGATAAACTTCTGGCTGACATTGTTTTCGCGGTGGCAAAAGAAAATGGGCTCACAGTAAAAGGAGATATTGAAAAAATCAAAATTGACCGTAGCACCCAGAATCATGAGCGTGATTTGCAGTACCTGTTGCGGTTGTCCAAGGATTATGGGTACGCCTTTGTAGTTAAGGGGACCACCCTGATCTATTACAAGATGGAAGACTTGGAAAACACCCCGGCCAAATTGATGATCTTGCGAACACAACTTGAAGACTATGAACTTAAGTTCAAAACCATTGACACCTACACTGATTCAGATGTGAGCCATCACCGCACCAAATCAAAGACCAATGTCAATGCAAAAGTGTCTGCCTCGGACATTCGTACCCCGGTGGGAGTATCCACTCCAGATGGGTATCCCGTTGGATTCCTCGGCCATGCCAGCGACACCCTGACAGTTCTATCTCGTTCACAGGATGAAAACATAGCCAAAATAAAGGCGAGGGCGAAGCTGCACTTGAAGAACCGTGAAGAGTGTACTGGGTCCCTAACTATGAAGGGGAATACCACTTGGATGGCAGGGTTGACCTTTGAACTGTCGGGGATGGGTATGTTAGGAGGGCCGTATTTTGTAGAAAAAGCAACCCACACCATAAATAGAAATGACGGGTACAAAACAGTTCTTGAAATCAAGAGACCCCCAGACCCTAGTAAGGTGGCTAAAAAGAGGACGGTACCTCAATGAAAAAATCAAGCAATCTCAATTTCGGAGGAGTCAACTCCGATAATACCTCCCGCTTTGGGGCACTTAAGCCAGGTATTGTGACCCAGCATGACCTTGTACAGCATCGTGTCAAGGTGCAGTGGTTGGATCAGGATGGAGTGGAATCCTTCTGGCTCCCGGTCTTAAAAATGTTCACGGGGGGGAACAAGCACTATGCACTGCCTGATCTGGGCGAGCAAGTGATCTGTCTGACAGACTTTTCCCAAGAAGACGGGATTGTTTTGGGGTCAATTTACTCGGATAAAGATGCCACCCCTGTTGAAAGCCTTGACAAGACGCATGTCAGTTGGTCTGACGGTGGCTTTGCGGAATATGATCGACAAGCCCACACCGCAGAATTGATACACAAAGGCAAGACTCTGCTACGAGCAAGTGACGCGGCGGTATACCTTGATGGTACCAATGTGGTATGCGAAAGCGATGTATATGCCGTTGTTGGAGCCTTGGCAGTGAGCCTAGCGAATCATACTCATAGTGCAGTTTACCCCGGTACTGGTGTATCTGGACCCCCTGTCACTGTCCCTGCACCGCCTGTTCCAGATCGCTTATCCACCCCGAAACCTCCAACGCCCGAGGAAGTGCCTGATGCGTGATGTAACGACAATACGGACACTTGATTGGCAGTTGAAGCTCAACAGCTTTGGGGATGTGGTAGAGAATCTGGAAGATATATACCAGTCAATTCAAATTATCTTGACGACCCCTAAGGGCACAGACCCTTTACGTCCTGAATTTGCAATGTTCCATTTGAAGTACCTAGATATCCCGATCAGTGAAGCAATCCCCAAGCTCATTTCCGAGGCTATCGAAGCCCTTAGACTATGGGAGCCGCGTATTACCCCGGTCAATGTAACCGCCACAGAGTATGAATTGGGACGCATTCAGCTTCGTATTGAATGGACGCTCAAAAAAGGCGGCTTGTCTTACACCTCCGAGGTCTTGATATGAGTTTTGAATTACCGTTTGCAGAACCCTCGTTTATAGACCGAGATGCTAATAAGGTTTTAGCGGATCAGGTTCTACAGTGGGAGACCTTGACAGGTAAGACCCTATACCCCGCCCAAGTTGAGCAGTTGCTCATAAACTTGATTGCCTACCGTGAAATCTTGATGCGAGTTGGGATACAAGAAGCGGCAAAACAAAATCTGGTTGAATTTGCACGATACCCGATGCTTGACTATCTGGGTGAGCTTGTGGGGACCTACCGCCTGTTACCTACCTCCGCAACCTGTGTCATGCAGTTTAGAGTTTCTGAACCTCGGACTTCAGATGTCCTGATCCCTAAAGGTACTCAAGTTTTCACCGGCAACATTAGCTTCCTGACAGATGCAGACTGCACTATTGTAGCTGGAGACCTTACGGCCTCAGTCACCGCGTCAGCAGAAGAAGCGGGGATTTCTAATAACAACATCATGCCTGCGGTGCTAACCAACATCGCCAACCTTGATGACTTGGCTGTCACCGTCGCCAATATCACCCCGACTCAAGGAGGACTTGATCTGGAGAGTGATGATCGTTTTCGATCTCGTATCAAAATTGCTTCAAACAAGTTCTCCTCAGCAGGACCCCGCGCAGCCTACGAGTACTTTACGAAATCGGTGAGGCAGGACATTGTAACTGTGGGCATACACTCTCCTAGCCCTGGGTCAGTGCATATCTATCCCCTATTAGAGTCCGGGCTCCCGGACCAGAAGCTTCTGGTAAAAGTTTTTGAGGCACTTAACTCAGAAAGTGTTAGACCTCTTACAGATGAGCTTGAAGTCATCTCCCCAACTCAAATTGACTACTCTGTCACCATGCACCTGAAGTTGGTAAAGAATGCAAGTCAAAGTGCGGTTTTTCTTCAAGTTGAAAAAGCATTAAAGGCCTATGCCCACACCCTACAAAGAACTCTGGGTCGGGAGCTAGTAGCGTCTCAATGGGAGAGTCTTGCCCAGGCTGTTCCCGGTGTCTATAGGGTTTGGTGCGATTTACCAGAGGAGTCTAGTAGTGCAAAATCGGGTGATTGGCTACACAATACGGGGATACATCTGGTGTTTGAAGGCTTTGACCCTGAACCACAATAACCCAGAGGTTCCAAAGTTTGGAGGATTAGAGAGGTGCTAACCTAGCCCAATTGACTTAAGGAGTGTTTGGATGGCTGACAGATTGGCGCTAGAGGATTTAGTGCAGGATGAGCTTATACAGCCTTCATTGCAGTACCCCTCGACCCAAGCATTGTCTACGCTCGCTGCACGACTTTCAGGATTGGATTTAGCGCGGGAACTGGTATACCTGATCCCAGAAGTTGAGGCCACGGCGCTTCCGTTTCTGCTAGATCAGTTTGACATGCAAGTTTGTGAAAGCTGGGTGCCCCAGATCACAGATGAAGAACGTCGGAATCTGATCTTAAGATCAATTCAATATCACAAGCAGAAGGGCACCTTTGCCGGTATCAAAAGTTACGTGGGTCTTGCCGGGGGTAAGGCCCTTAGGGCCTATACAGCTAGTGACAAATTTTATGCGGGCGAGGAGATATCCTCTGAAGATCGAAAGCGTTGGAAGGATTCCTTTCCAGAAATTCGCATCTACGACTTCATTGATTACAGCACCGAGGTAGCCTCTAGCATCTGTGGGCCTGCCTTTGGGTTTGAGGATAGTTTTTTAGGCTCAGAAACCCTGCCCAGTTTCTTTTGTGGGGGCTGGGAGAGCCCTAGTAGACTTGGAAGAAAAGCGGTTCTAGTTAACGAGGCCGGGACTACAGACCTAATCTGGGGTGGGTTAACAACGGATATGGGATACGAGCAACTTCGTATCCCTGGATCAGCAGGGGGGGCTTTTTTTACGGATGAGGTGCTATTTCAGGAATTCTTGATGACTCCCGATTCAAGCGAAAGAATTCTTTCTTATTTAGTCTCCCCAGAGGATACCTTTGGGGGGTACCAGCACAACCTACTAAGCCCAGGATTGTCCCCTGTTTCTATGATCCCAGATCGAGTTTATCAAGGGTCTGTAGACGAAATTGGTGTCTATACTGATGAGCCTTGGGATTTATCGTTAATGGCTGAATCTACTGTTTCTTTAAGGGTATACGATTCTATCCGGTTGTATGATAGGGAAAATCGAGTAAAGCTTCCCTATAGTACGTCCTACTTGGACTATGTACGTTTTCCGGTTGAGCCATGCACGGCTGAGATAATGATAGAAGTATCAGGCGTAAAAAGCCCAGTTGCATTTGAGTTTGTAGATGACTATCTAGTCGAAGACCAACTTACCTTACTGCACAACGCTTTGGATGCCGTTGAAGAAGCCCAATCCTTACGGGATAGGCTTTATGTGAATACTAAGACACACAGACCTGTCCGCTTTGGGGATAGGAAAAAATTTAATCAATTTCGCTTTGGTGAATGGAAGGAGATTTAAGTTATGCAAAAAGAAGTACTTTTTCGAGCACGTCAGAATGTCACATTTGGTGATCTGAACAATACTCAAAACTACGCCAAAAAAACTTTCGATGATCTTGTCTTTGACATGCTAGTGTCAGGGAGGGGTTACGCCGGTTTTCAGACAACAAAAGCAACCTCTACCAATCTCAGCGTAGAGCCGGGTCGGCTTTATGATACGGGAAAAGTATTTTCGTCGGATTCAGTAGTTACAGTTTCTCTGACTCCTTATCTTCCTTCCGTAGCAAAGAAGATTGTTACCTTAGTTGTTTACGGGCAGAGTGTTGACACGGATGTTGAGCCCCGTGACTTTCTGATAAACGTCACCACACGCGCAACGGAACCTCAATCTGTTGCCATGACCCGACATAGACATGCCGTAATTTCTCCTGTTGCTGGTCTTGAAGCGGCTGACCCTCTTCCCCCTGCGGTACAGACTGGTTATATAGCTATTGCCACCGTTGTTCTCAATAGCTCTGGTATTGAAACGGTCTACATGCGTTCAGACACTAAGGTGCCTGAACTTGATGAGCAAGCTACGGCCCTCTCACTGATTTACAACTGGCAGAACACGACAGGCAAAATCATTGATGGATTGCGTACTGACATTACAAACCTTGCTCGTCGTCTGGACGATGGTGCAACGGGTGACACCTTGCGGGCTCTGGCGGCTGATGTCTCCACTCTCAAAGAACGAGTGTCGGTAGATAGAACCTACCTATCCTTGCTCGGTATTGATATCGCTAACATTAAGACTGAAGTAAATGCGATCAACGATGCTCGTCCAGACTTGTTGGACATAAGTTCGTTGTATGGGGCTGACGACTTTCTGGATGCAAGTGAGAGTGACGTAGACCACCCAAACTACCTTGCAAAGGTTCAGGAAGGTATTCGATTCTCACCGGCAGGGCAATCCATCTCACTTTTTGAAGTGGACAACCCGTATAACGGCCTGGTGACTGTTAGTGCCAATGGCCTAATGACCCCAAAATACACCACCGTAGATGGCTTGGTCGTGGGCTCTCAGAATGCCAATGCCATTGCCTCGGAAATCCCGCTGGCAGACTATCAATTTACGACTTGGCAATTTGTTGAGAAGAAGATGTCTCGTCAGAGACTACGGTACGGAGACTACTTTACTGTCTGCACCAACTCTCAATTCTGGCAGTCTGGCAGATATGACCCGATCACTGGCATATTCTCTAAAGGAGGAGAATCCTGGGAAGTTGACCCCGCTTCATATCATAACGCCCTAGTAAACCATCGCTGGGTTCGTCTGCGTCAAGTGTGGACTGACCAGTATGAAGATGCGTATTGGATTTGGGAGCCTGTAAATCACGCCATACAAGGATCACAACTGGCGCAAACCTTCCTCAACCCGCAACCACGTTATTGCACTGGCATTTCTTTGGCCCTAACCAAAGTCGGCCCCTCTGGGAATGTTCATGTTGCCTTGTGCGAAGTACGCAGTGACGGAACTCCAGATTTGTCCGCCATGATTTCCCAAGCCACGATTGATAGGGCAAACCTTAAAACATTCCCGGCTGACTGGACGTTTGTTCCCTTAGCGCCCACCTTCTTAAAGCAAGGAGGTCGATACGCTGTAGTTATCACTACAGGTGGGGCCCATTACGTAGCAACAGTAAGTGGTCAAAATTTCACTTCGGGGACCTTGTTCTTTGGTACCGATGGGGCCTACATGTTGGGTGATCTAACCAAAGACCTGATGTTCAAAATCCATCATGCCAAGTTTGATAGGTCTTCAGTCACTATCGACATGAAGGGGCTTCAGCTTTCAGGAGGCATCAATCATGTGGATATGTTGGCCCCGATGATCGTCCCGGCCTCGACCAACCTCAATATCCAAGTACGGGTTGATGGAGTGTGGAAGTCCCTGGCGTATGACCCCGCACAAGACGGGGGACTGTCTATTCTTCGTGGCTTGCCACCTCTGCTTCCTTTGCGCTTCGTCATGACGGGGACTACTGATCTTCTCCCCATCATAGATTTGGCAGGAAGTCAGGTGCTCTTGGAACGTCCTCGTACTGATTTCAAGCACATCTCCACAGCTAGAACACTTCCCAGTGGATTGACCACCAAGCAAGTCATTGTGGATGTCCATGTAGGAAATTTTGATACGGTCAATCACACTCTAGTTGCAAAGCTGCTGTATGGCTCAAGTTATGAATCCACCAAAACGGCAGATGCAGCAACCCTCACCGTTGCAGCAGACCGCCCCACGGAGGATAAGGCGTTCATCAAACGATTCATCTTTACGTTCTCAACGGGAATTGGTGCCTACAAGATTCAACTAGAAGGTACCGTGACTTCCCCGACAAACACCTACCACGTCGAAAAGCGGGTAGATAACACCATCTACTAAGTTAAGGAGTGATAAAAAAATGGCAACCACAAAAACAGAAACCATTGTAGTTATTGATCCCGAAGCCACTTACTTAGTGTCAGTAGCTAGACCCTTCCATGCCAGAGGTGTTTCGTTCTCCCCTATGGATGTAGAAGTACATCTTTCCGGGGTGCTAGTTACAGAGTTTAAGGACTGCCTCTCTAGCTATACCAAAATGGAATCGTAACCATGAGGCATTTCGACCTTTATCGAGTTACAGACACCTCGGAAGCGTCGGCTGGGTACTTCAATGAGGTTCACGAAGATGTGGACCTCAGACTCCATGCAGTTGAGCTGAAAGCGTCAGGGTGGGATGAAGCTGTAGCCACTTTTGAAGAGGTGGGTCTACAGCGTCTTGAGCAAGCTCTTACCCCGCTCTACGAGCAGGTCTCTGGCGTAGGTGGAAGTATCTCTGAGCTTCTACAGGCAGGTACTTTTTTTAACGCAACTTCTCTATCCGCAGAGACCCCAGGTTTGGGGTACAAAACCTTCATTATTGATGAGGGGGTCCGGGCGAACTTTACCCCTGCTTATTACATTACGGCGTTCAAGGAAGACGATTCCACCGTCTTCATGTCGGGCTATTTAGTTAGCTATAATCGGAATACGGGGGCTTTGATTCTGAAGATTGATCGGTTTAATGGTACGGCTGAGATCGCCTCATGGACGATTGCTCCCACCGTTGAGATATCGGCGCTTCAGGATGCTTACTTGGCTCGGGATGCGGCGGTATCCGCTCAATCCGCAGCGCAAACTTATGCAGGACAATCTGCTACCTCCCAGTCATTAGCAGCAAGTGCCCAAGCGGCATCAGTGGGGGCCAGGGATAGTGCACTATCTGCCGCAGCAAGTGCCTTCTCCTACTCATCGCAAGCAGCGGCAGCGAGAGATCAGGCACTACTTCACGCAGAGTCAGCTTTGCTGGCCAAAAACGATAGTACTGAGTTATATGCTGAAGTGCAGGCAATCTCCAGTATTGTTCAGAATCTTTATCTTGGTAGACTCTCAAGTGATCCTATAACTGCCAATGATGGCAGTACCCTGCAACCGGGTATGTTGTATTACAACCTGACGACCAACACCACAAAACTTTATAGTGGTTCGGCGTGGATTGACTTGAACTCCACTCAGTTCTTGTCTACCTCAGGGGGTAGCCTTACAGGGTCGCTAGTCCTCTCAGGACCCCCGACCGAACCCAATCAAGCCAGTACTAAAGATTTTACTGAGAGTACGGCACTCATGTTTTCCATAGCGATGGGTTAATAAAATGGCTCTACAGTTCAAAAGCTATATCTCAACCGCCGTAGGTGCTACAGAAACCACGGTTTACACTTGTCCAACAGGAGGGTCTGCAACCGCCATTGGATTAAGTCTTGCCAACATTACGACCTCAAATGTTACTGTTAGTGTGAGGTTGCAGAAGACTGGACCCGTCTTTGCCCACATTGTTAAGAATGTAGTTATCCCCCCCGGCCAATCCTTGGCGGTGGCAGGCGGCGATCAGAAGATTGTTCTTGAGAGTAATAACACCCTGCGAGTAACTTGCAATGTAGCAAGTGGCGTAGATGTTATTACCAGTGTTACAGAAATAGTGTGAGGTAATCCATGCGCTTCATAGGTCAAAGTTTAGTGGGTGAATCAGGGGCTCAAGGACCTCAAGGACCTCAAGGTTTCCAGGGAAGTGCTGGTGGGCAAGGTCCTCAGGGTCCAGCCGGAACGCCTAACCCGACAGCCGAAGGCTTAGTGTCTGGTAACACCTACCAAATGGCGGGTCTTGGAGTGGGGACAAGCCCCGTCTCTGGGGAGATAAGAGCAGTAGGCAACATTATAGGGTATGCCACTTCAGATTCGGCTTTGAAGACAAATTTGAGACGTATCGAATCCCCTTTGGACAAATTGAAGGAGATTCATGGCTACTCTTTTGAATGGACACAGGAAGAGCTTGACAGAAGAGGAGGAGTTGACCCTGTTTTTGTTCGCAAATCCGATATCGGCCTTATTGCTCAGGAAGTAGAGAAGGTTCAACCTGAAGCGGTGGCTATTCGGCCCGATGGGTACAAGGCTGTTCGCTATGAGTTACTCATCCCACTGCTGCTTGAGTGTATTCATGAGCTGTATGAGCGGGGAGTGACGAATGCCCCTTAACACCTCAGGGCCTATCTCTATTGGGGGGTTTAACTTAGGCGAATCCATCAATCTTGAGCTTGGAAAAAGTGCCACCGCGACTTCCGCTCTAAATGATGCTGATCTACGGTCTTTGGCTGGGCTATCTCTCAACGATAGTCAAATCGGGCTACAGAACTTTTATGGGAAAGCGAATGCGAGGCCCGTAGATGTTCTTACTATCAGTGGCGGAGGTGGCGGAGGTACCGGTATGGGAGGCGGTGGGGGGGGAGCAGGAGCCCTAACCTATCAAGCAGGGATGTTGATCCCGTCAGGTATGACTTCTATCATCATAGGGGCTGGTGGAGCCGGTACCGTTGGGTATACCTCCGCGAATACTAGTGGGGGTACAAGTTACATCCAACCCC